ATCTGCATATAAGCAGCACCAGCAAACATGGCTGCACCAGTCATCTGTTTAGAAAACTCTTCTGCAGTAATGTTGCCCTTCTTACGCATTAGGTTCAGTACTGTGTAGTCGTTCAAGAACTTGGCTTGTGAAGCTATATAGCGAGGGAAAGGTAAAACAGTTGTAAGGCCATACTTATGAATTGTGCCTATGCGTTTGTTAACCCATTTACTTACGTCACTAGCATCCTTGCCACCAAAGCGACGTTGGAATGTAAATGCTAGAGATTCATCAAGTGCTTTGTTTACCACGTCATCAGGAAGATCAGCAATGCGTCCCTGTGCCATATACTCCATCAAGGACGAACCCTCTTTAGCCAAATGACGATCAAGATAAGAAGCAATAACAGCTTTCTTAAATACGTGATCAGACATGGTGTTAAGGGCGTTGGCTGCTGTACCAAGTTTAGCTAGTTTAGTATTGCGTACTAGACTTGCTTCTGCAGATGCAGCATCCATGAATACACGTGACACAAGCTCTGGTGAATCTTCTTTAAGCATAGTCACAAGGGCATCAGCTACGTAGGCATCTTTTGTAAGATACGCTAAAGTATCTGTAGCACCTTTTAGTGTAGCACCTGCGTTACGCTTTTCACCACCAAACCCTGCAGCTTCTAGGATGGACAAGTTAATCTGATCCAGCATATCAATGCCAGTCATAGCCACACCAAAGATGTTGTTGCGCATGGTTGTAGCTGGCTGTGATGTCATAAAAGCACGACGGGCATCCTCTAAGCCTTTGAGAGCTTTGATAGCTCGTCTGCCTGTTGTCATAGATAGACGTGCAGCGTCTAGCTCTACAGCCTCTTGTCCAGACACAGTAGACATTCCTTGGTCATACAGCTTAGTTAGCTTATCAGCAAAGTCTTTAGATGCAGCAATAGCTTCTTTGCCAGTAATCTTAGCACCACGGTTATTTATCCACGATCCTTGTTGCTGCAACAAACGAGCAGCGTCTGATACTTCTGCTGCATATACTGCTGACAGTTGGCGGCGAGTAAGGCCATAACGATTACGAACAATATCAAATACGTTATCATCACCTGTCTCCACCTGACGAGCTAAGAACTCTGTAATGCGTTGACCCTTCTCAGGCTTAATCTCTAAAGCCTCTGCTAGGTCTACTGCAGCAGCACTCAAACGCTTCATCGTACCTGCGTCTAAGCCACCAATAAGGCCATCTGGTAGATCCTCACTCAGGATATCTACCTTTGCTTTACGACCCTCTTCTACAAGCTTTGGATCAATAGAGGCCAGCAGCTTATCCTGTGTCCACTTAATCATCTTGCGACCCTCTGGGGTAGCTGCTTGTTCTTTTAGTGACTGTGTAGCCCTCGCCACAGCGTCTGCTTCACGTGCAGCTTTTTCTGCAGCACCCTCCTCTAGCGTATTTACTAAACGCTGCGCCCCTTTGTATTGCTGACGTGTTGGTATAGCATAAGCTGCACCACCAATAGCACCCCCTAGAACACCAGCAGCAGCAATGTTTGTGCCACTAATGTCATACTCTTCGCCAATCTCTGCACCAGCTTTCTTCTTGTTAATCTCAATACCAAGCTGTGACCCTGCTGCTACAGATCCATCTAGTGCAGCTGTCAACACGCCACGACCAATCTGCTTTTTAGCAAATGATTTTAATGCTTGTTGTGTTGCTATTTTAGATGCTTGTACTGCTGCTGAACCTGTACCTGCTGTAAGAGGGATAGCTGCTGCTGACACATAAGTAGAAGGTGCTGTAAGTACGCCCTCTGCATAGTCACGGATACCAGCAAAACCACCGTCTAGGATACCTTCACCTTTGGCATTATCAAAAGCATACATAAGACGTGCGTAAGACTGCTTCTCTTTTTCAGATGTGTTATCATCATCCATAAAGTAATAGTCTTTTGCCATAGTCACTTCGTTTGTGTTCATCACACGAAAGTGCTCTAGCACATCATACACAACATCATCTGTCGTATACTTGGATAGCGTTTCATCATCGTAGCCTTTACGACGACTCTTCAGAAAGGTAATAGCATCATTCAAAAAGGCATCATTGTCTTTGAGGTCAGATAGCTTTTTATCTTTCATACTCTCTTGAGTATAGTATGTTGTATCAGCCATTAGTCTTCCTGTGCAAGTAGAGCTATTGTTTCTTTCATAGATTTAGCAACTTCTGCTGCTGTAACATCTGCACCTACATTTGTGTCAGGGTTATCGCCAAACCATGCAGCAACAGCTTGTTTGATATCCTCAACAGAATCCTCTGCTGTAATGCCTTCTTGTTCAATCAGATAGTTTAACAAGGATAGCCCGTCCTCAGATGTCACAAACTCTGAGCGTGTCATTGGTTTCTCAGACTTAGGCTTTTCTGTCTTAGGTTTACCATCTCGTTCTGGTGCAAAGTATTGCTCTGGACTCATTAGGCCAAACGCTAATGCACGATCCTTACCAGTACGGAACCTCTGTGTTGGTAGCCCCATAGCCTTCAAACGCTCACGACCTGCTTTAGTTTCAAGCATACGCTTATATGCGGAGTACGTAATCTTAGATGCAGCTTCGCGTGTTTTATCAATCCATTCTTCCTGACGTGCTGCTACAGATCCAGCGTTACCTGCTATAAACCCACTATCGGGGTCAATGCCTGATTCTTTCTGTGTCTTATCGTTCTCCTTAATTGTTTTAAGAAGGTTGGATGTTTCATCACCTGTAGCAGTATCACTCTGATCTTGTGGAAGTGTAGGTGTTGATGGTCTGTCATTAATGTTTAAAGCATCAAGTGTACCGCCAAGTTGTGGTACAGAAGGATCTTCTAGGAAGCTAGGTGTTTCTGGTGCTTTTTCAGATACTTTATCAGCTTCTACTTCTTTTATCTCTCGGTTAGAAAGAATAGCCTCAATGTATTCCTGTGTAAGCTTACCATGCTTATCCATAGACTCATTAATCAAGCGCATAGCAAGACCGCTATCAACAGCTTCATTAAGAGCTACAATCTCTGTGCCTGTATTTACCTCAGAGGCTAGACGTACAAGCGCACGGTCACGGTTAATCTTACGCATACCGTTGTTGGCTAGGTCTAGCTCTAGGTCTGCCATAGACACACCTGCTGCTGTAGTTGTTTTAGCTAAAGCTTCTGCGCTTTCTGCGCCTATAGCTTTCATAGCTTCATTTAGGTTATCAGCACCAGCTAGTGCCAAATCTTCTGAGCCTGATAGAATGCTGTTGAATGTACGTGTGAATGAGCGTGATGATGTCTCAAAGTCACCATCCTTATAGTCATCAGAGAAGTCTAGGACACCAGCACGTGATACATTCTGTAGTGGTTTATATGTACCGCCTTGTGCAGCTTGATACTGTAGGATCTCTTGTACAGGAACACCAGCTACTTTCATAGCAGCGATCTGCTCTTCTGCAGATGCACGTGGGTTTAAGGCAAGCGTTTGTGAAATAGCCTTTGACCACGAAATATTTTTGTGTGCCTCTGAGGTATCATCAGGTTTAGTGCTAACGTTTTGAGCATAACCTAATACCATGCTACGTAGAGCATCTTCTGCTGTCATGCCATCAGGTAGTTTAGCACCTTCTGGTATTTTCAAGGCACCAAGGATATTACCTTTAACGTCTAGCTTCTGCCCGTCACGTAAGCCTTTCTCAGCAATCTGAATAGCCTCATAGACTTTATTGACATCATGTGTCTGAGCCAGAGCAATAAACTCTTCATTAGAAACGCCATAGCGGGTTTCAAACTCATTCATCAAACCAATGGTAGCGTCTGCTGTAGCTTTATCTTGCGCATACTTTGGAGCAAAACGTCGAGCGTTCTCCATCATGTTATCTACATAATCCTGCTGCTTCTCGAAACGCTTATCTACGTCTTTCTTAAAGCTTTCACCAAAGCCTTGTACAAACCCTGCGCCAAATGCCCCTGAAATAGCCATTACATTTGTTCCTTCGCCATAATACCTTGTTCAGGTGCCATTGTTTCTGCTTCTGGTGCCATCTCTTGTTGTGGCATTTCTTGCTCTTGGCTTACAAGCATCTCTGCTACATCTTGCTGCAGCATATCGCCTTTATCTTTTGTCTTGCCACGTAGTTTAGCTTGCACGTCTATCTTTGCTGCAATGCGCTCACGACGCTTGATGCGTTCAATTTCATCTTTGTCGTTATAGTCAGCCATAGTTTCTTTATAATCAATGTTAGCTACATCTGCTAATGCTTTTAGTTGCATATGCAGAACAGGCTTCAACAACATCTTTACGTCTACCGTATGAATACCATTCATAATTGCAGAGCTTAACATAGTGTCAGCAACTACAGATACAGGTACACCAAGATCAATCATATCAAGGACGTTATCAGTAACCTGTTCGTCTGTTAGCTGTTCCATATGATACTCTAATGCATCCATAGGGTCTACATACAATGGGGGTTGCTCCCAAGGAACGTTTCCTGGTTCTGTTGTAAGAGATTCTCCTGGAATCGGTCCGTTAAATACGTCTACCATAATAATATCCTATTTAGTAAATCCAGCGCCGAAGTACAAACCTACGATAGCTGATACGATGTGTGTGTCTAGTGGGGTGATAACAAAACCTTTTGCGTACTTCCATTTAACTTGCTCTGGGCCTGACCCAAAGATGAAATCAAAGAAGCCTGTCTGTATCTCAGAATAACCTACAATAACGTTAACTTCTGGATAGAACACTGCAACTAGCTTTGGTAATACAATTATAGCAAAGACAGAAGATAATGCAATAAGTCTTCGTGTCCAAGCGAAATGTTTATCGTTCTTTCCTGCGTCACGGGCAGTGTTGACCTGCTGTGCATTAAAGTTTGCACGTTCCATAAGCATCTTTTGCTGGGCTTCTTTAGCTTTAATGCTTTGACCCCAGATTGACATGACCCCACCTAAGACGGTAGAGCCAAGCATTGTGATAAGTTCTAGAGGTAAGCCTAACATTATTCTGGCCTTTGTTTAGGACGTGGCGATCTATAAAGCTTTCCATCTCTTGTAATATTTCTTTCTGCAGGTAGACCCTCAGATTCCCTTAAATTTTTCAAAACCCCTGTTGCCTCAACCTCTTGCTTTGCTTGTAGCTCTGGGTGGGCATAAACAGCACGATCTACATCAAGTTTGGCATCTTCTGGGCGTTCTGCATTTATAGTTTTTAAAAGCTGTTTAACTAAGTTTTTAGCAGCTTTAATCTGTTTTTCATTTGGTTCAGATTTTAGTTTTTTCTTCTTTTTGTCCCATTGTGCATCAATCTCAATTCCTATTGTATTCTCTGAAGAGAATCGTTTACCTGTCTGAGATCTATAAGAACCAATACCCTTTTTAGCTGATGTGTGCTGTACAATATCTGTAAGAGGGGCAACTTGATGGACAACACCATCTGTGTCAATAAAGAAAGGAGCGCCAAGACCTTTATTAATACCTATATTATAATATTGATCAACTGTCATAGGCTTAGAACCATGAGTGTGATGCAATACAATACCCTCAATTTCATTTATTTTGCGTGTGCCAGCACGTGTTTTCTTACCATATGCAGCCTGTTTATCTGCTGGTAATTTTACAATATTAAAAGATGGGGTGTCTTCAGTTTCATTAGAAGCTTGTTCTATAACTTTGGTAGCAGTACTTGCTTCCGCTGATTCAGCAGCATCAGTATCTATTTCTAGGGTCTCTTCTGGTGGACGCATAATGCCATCCTTAGCTTTAGCTAAAGGATCTGTTATTGGTTCATCTCCGAAAGACATCATGTCTGGGCTAGGCTCACCAGCAGGGGCCATTAATGATTGATCCATAGATGTCATAGGCTCAGAGTCTAATGGCTCAACTGTAATCTCAGACTGTTCAGGTATAGTAAAGTCACCTTGCTCTACCAACCATGTATTATTACCTGTAAGAGATTGTGTAATACCCCATTTGTCACGATAGGCTTGTGCTTGTTTAATACCTTCTAGCATACTCTGTTGATACTCAGGTGATGTACCTGATAGGTCCATACCACCTAGCTCTTCTTGTACACGTTTAAGGTTCTCTTGTGTCCTTTGTCGTGTCAAACCACTCAGCCAAGCCCACCAAGATCCAGCATCTACTTTGTCACTCTTTGGAGCTTTCATAATGCCTTCATCAGTAGATGGTGCAGCTTGTGAATACATCTCTGTTATGTTGGACAGATCATCCATCATAGCTTTTGTATCATTATAGTTTGAGCCAAACATTCCAGCCATAATTATTAGTCCTACTTTTATCACGATTAAGAGAATATCTTTGTAGCAGCAGCTTGTACAATAGTATTAACGATGTTACCCCAACCTTCACCACGAGACTTATCAATCTCAGCTTGAATACGAGCGGAGTCCATTTCGTTACGCATACCTTGTAGGGTAATTTCTACCTCACGCTCAGCTTGTGATTCACCAGCCCTAAATGCGTAGCTGATTGTATCACGCTCCATCTGTACAGCAGCGTTATATGCTGTCTCTGTCATCTTACTTGCTTGGATGGCTGCATCACGGTTCATCTGGTTCTGTGCTGCAGTTTCTGCTGTAGTAATAGATTGGAACCATTGTGCGTTGGCTTGTGCAATTACAAGCTGGTTGTTAGCATTAAACTGCTCACGTGCAGCTTGCTGTGTAGCATTAAATTGTGTGATAGCGTTTGCTTCACCAGCATTAAAGCGAGACATCTGATTGTTCTGCTCTGTGTTGAAACGATCTACTTGGCTTGCTAGGTTAGCAAAGAATTGATCTGTCTGGTTCTTTGATGAAGCGTTAAACTGACGTGAAGCATTCTCTGCAGCAGCGTCAGACAGCAATGTGCTAGTCATCTGCTGTGCCTTAAAGATAGCAGTCTGTTGCTGGTTGTTTAAGTTAGCCATATCCATATCTAAGAAGGCTTTAGCGTTTTGTACCTGAGCTTGCTGACGGTTATTTAAGTTAGTCAAGTCCATCTGTGCCATAGTAGCAGCATCAGCCATAACTTTAGCTTGGCGGTTGTTGAGGTTTGCTAGGTTCATGGTTTGAGCCATCTTAGCATTCTCAAGAGCTACCTGCTGCTCAGCAGTAAAATTCATGTTAGCAATTTCGCTAATCTTTGCAGCGTTACGAACCTTAGTTTCAAACTCTTGGGTAAATTCCATGTTAAGGAATGCAGCGCGTTGTTTAGCTGACTCTACTGCCACCTGTTGTTTGTTAGCTGCATCCATCTGTGCAATAGGTAGCGCAGACTCCATAGCAGCTTGTACAACAGCCATACCTGCCATAGATGATGCAGACAAGCCACGTGCAGCCATCTTAGCTGATGCTGCTCTCATAGCCCCTGCAGCCCATGCAGGTGTCTTACCACTCTGGAAGTCATTCATCAAGCGGTCTAGCTCACCTGATACAGTAGCAGCTTCTAGTTGCTGTGTACCATAGATTTGCTGTACGGCAGCTTGGTCTACAGTAGATCCAGAGATTAGTTCGTCTTTAGTTAATGTACGTGTTGGCGCACCTTGTACAGTAGCAGCTTGTCCTTGTGCAGCCTGTAACCCTAGCTGTGCTAACTTTGTTGGGTCACCCTGTGCAGCTTGTACCTGAGCATCTGCACTTACAGTACCTTGTGCAGCTTGAGTCTTATCCATTACTTGCTGTACGCCTTGTTCAGCAGTAGCAGCAGTAGTTGTAGCGGCAGGTGTTACTGTAGGAGCAGCAGCAGCAGGAGCAGGGGTAGCAGTCGTAGCAGTAGCCTGTGGAGCAGGACCAGCTTGACCAGTACCTGCAGCAATAGTACCAGCAGTTTTATCAGCATCACTAACGGTAGCAACTTGACCCTGTGTAACCATAGACATAGGGTCACTAGTAGCACCTGCTTGCATCTCTGCTAGTGATTTAGTATCTGTAACAGTCATAGCTGCTTGAGCTTGTTGTACAGCAGTAGAAGCAGAGGTAACAGCAGCTTGTGCTTTACCAACAGCATCTACAAGAGTTTTGTCTTGTGGGTTAGCAGCTAGGTTTTGTTGTGCTGTAATAAGAGCGTTCTGAGCATCAGCGTATTTCTGCTGCGCTGCGTCCAAGGTGACTTGACCACCAGTAGCATAGCCTTTTGGTTTAACCATACCACCGTATGCCATACCAATACGCTTTTGTGCTGTTTCAGCCATCTTACCTACACGTGCAGCAGCAGCAGGGTTAGCAGCTAAGAATTTAGCCTGTTCATCACCTTGCATACCTTGCATCTCAGGTACAATCTTGCCTAGCTGTTCTGGGGTAAACCCTGCAAATCTCTTAGCCATAATTATTTATTCCCTACTTGCATCCACACAGATGCAGCTATAAATGATAGCAATGCTACTGTTATTAGTTTTACTGCCGCTGTCCAAATACTTTTCTTAGTATCTCTAAAAGACTCTAGCAGTGTACGCATTTCTACAATGTCTTTATGCGCATCTTCATCGTGTAGTCCTAGAGATCGCAATGCTTCCATAGCACCACGTCTAGCGGCACGGTCAAGCATAGCCTCAAGCTCTTCTGGTGTCAAGTTGATATCAGACATTAGGCTACTGCTCCGTAGATTGTACCACTATTGGTCAAAGATGCAATAGCTGTTCCTGAGATAGCTGCGCCACCAGAGCCTCCACCACTAGCCGCAGCACCCCAGCCACCGCCACCGCCACCAGCGTTACCTTGACCATAAGCGCCAGTATTACCACCAGAGCCACCGTTACCGCCTGTTGAGTTTTCAGTATTAGAACCACCGCCAACAGTCCCAGAACCACCCACACCTGGGAGTATGCGGCCACCGCCGCCGCCACCTTCGGCATCATGATCTCCAGATCCAGTAGCAGAAAAACCACCGCCGCCGCCACCAGCACCGCCGCCAGCAGAACCTGAAACAAATCTGTTATCGCCTGCGTTACCACCAGACTGACCTATCGAACCGCCTGCACCGCCTGATGTAGTGCGTGGTGCCCAGCCGCTAGAGCCATTACCACCACCTGCGCCGCCGCCACCGCCGCCGCCACTGCTTCGGCCACCGCCACCACCGCCAGCGATGTATGCACCAGACTGATTAATAAGAGTAACACCAGAGGCTGAATTAACTAGAGCTGGTCCACCATTGTATCCACCGCCGTTACCGCCACGTCCTATAATGTAACCGTAGTTTGTAAGGGTGAGTTTAGAATTAAAGGCACTTGAAATGACCAAACCACCAACAGATGTATTATCTGACCACAGATATACGCCTGAATTAACAGTAACAGCTATAGGATCTGTACCGTTCCAGCCCAAGCCAGTAACGTATGAGTACAAGTTTAACTCTTTTTGACTTGATGTAATAGTAACATTGAACTGCTTCACTGCATTGTAAAAGCTCAACATGTTAAGTGGGTTAGGTGACTCTGGAACATTAGTATTATTAGATGTAACACCTGCTGTACCATTACGATAATACTCTTTAAGAGAGTGAGGTGTACTACCACCAAACTCACCTACAATATCTGTTATTAAACTAAGAGAGCCAGAAGGTTTTACTGCCATTAGAATGCCGCCGCTACAATATCATCATTTGCTTGGAGTGTACCTGTGCTTGTTAGTTTAAACTGTACAGCACCGTCATAGCTAAAATGTAATTCTGTACCACTCTGTGTAATAGTCCAGTCACCTAGATCAACAGTAGTTGCGTTAAGGGTGCTTGCTGAGAATGCTTGAGAAGCCGAACCTGCTAGTTCTGCTTTAGTGTCAATCTCTGTCTGTAGTCCATCAATGTCACTAATAACGTGGTTATGGCTATCATCAGCTATAGTAGCGGTGATACTTACATTGCCACTGCCATCAAATGTTGTTGAACCTGACACATCACCTGTAATTGATATAGTACGTGCTGTAGCTAGTGTAGTAGCTGTACCAGCATTACCTGTTACGTTACCTGTTACGTTACCAGTAAGCGCACCCTCAAACGTACCTGCTACGAATGTCTCACTACCTACTGTCCACTTATCTGCAGCCTCATCCCATACAAGTGTCTTGTTAGCTAGTGTACCACGTTCAATCTCAATACCACCATTCTCGGTAGGTGTAGAGCCTGTGTAGTTGCTATTAAGTAGGATTTGGTTATCTGCTAGGTTAATAGTCTCTGTGTTAACTGTAGTAGTTGTGCCTGATACAGTAAGGTTACCACCTACAACAACATCACCTGTAGTGGTAAGGCTTGCCATAGAGTTAGCACCTGTAGATGCTACATTACCTGTCAGGTTTCCTGTGACATTACCTGTTAAATTCCCTATAACATTACCAGTCAAACCAGCAGGAGCAGACACAGCACCAGTAAGTGTACTTGCACCAGTCACGCCAAATGTTCCACCTACTGTAGTATTACCTGCAGCAGAAAGAGTACCTGCTACAACAGTATTACCTGTAGTGGAACTGACTGTGAATTTGTTTGTATTAACGTCAAAGTTACCATCAATGCCAGCGTTACCTGTTATGTTTAGCGCACTAGAACCATTGATGTTACCTGTTACAGCTAGAACACCTGCAACGTTTGTGTTACCAGACTGAGAGTCAACAGTGAACTTGTTTGTAGCAACATCAAAGTTACCATCTACACCAGCAGCACCAGAAACGTTAAGCGCACTAGCTGCATTAACTACACCTGTAACTCCAAGTGTACCGCCTACAGTAGTAGCCCCTGTTACGCCTAGAGTACCAGCTACGGCTGTATTACCTGTAGTAGCATTTACAGTGAACTTGTTAGTGTTAACATCGAAGTCACCATCAACACCTGTTGCTCCAGCTACGTTAAGGTTACTACCAAGGGTGGCAACACCTGTAACACCTAGTGTACTTGCAATAGTAGCTGTACCGTCTACAGTAAGGACATCTGTATTAACAGTGCCATCAAAGAAAGCATCCTTGTATTGTACCTCTGCAGAGCCTAGATCAAGAGTGTTTGTACTCTTCGGCATTACAGCACTAGCAGACACAATAAGATCTTGTACTGGTCCTACCTTAGTAATAGGTGCACCTTCACCAGATGTACCATCATGTGTATGTCCAGATGTACTATTAAAAGCACCTTCAATAGAGTTATACTCTGCATCAAAGTCATCAGCATCAATAACGTTACCGTTAGCAATGTTGTTTGCTGTATCTTGACGTGTATATCCAGCCATGTTAAATCCTTACTGTCTATCGTTTTGTCTGAACTCTAGTATAGCTGTGTCCAGAGTAAATCTTGGGTTAGTGGAACTGTCTTCCATACGTATAGCTACTGTCTTGCCTGATCCAATAACGTTTGAGTTATATACTTTATCTAACTCACCACCAAATGTAGCAGTACCAAATACAGATGCAGTACCGCCATAAAAGAATACAGAGTTACCAGCACTTGATACCGTAAATGTGTTAGGCTGTATAACGCCTGTATTGGTAGATGCATCAAAGTCATATTTGAAGTTAACATCTAACTCCATAGGACCATTAGGATCTGCATATAAAGTCATCTTATAGAATGTCTTACGTGTTTGCGGATCTGTAATAGGCATATATGGAGACTCATAGATAGCCTCAATAATGTCGCCATCAAAGTCACTACCTGTGTCTAGCTCATATACGTAGCCATCTTCATTAGCAAATACTACTGTTTCAGTATACGAAGATGTGTACTTACTGTCTGAGCAGTATGCTTTAATACCCTTAGTAGTTGCCCAAGCAAAGCCACCAGCACCTTGAGATATAAACTTAGTAGTAAGTAATCCTTTAGACACACTTGCTTGTTCAGATGGCACGTAAGAAAATACACGGTACTGTGCTTTCTCACGTATAACCAAAGAACAAAAGTGTGTTCCTATAGAAAGTAAGTCAAAAGCATCTTTAGCAATAGGATCAGAAGCAATATCCAAACCAAAGTCACCAATACGATCAGTAGCACTCAGTAGTCGTATACCATCAGGTGCAGCATACATAATGTCACCACCGACCTCTTGGATAGTATCCCCGCTAATACAGCCGATACGATCTGTAATAGGTTGCAATGTAATGTCTGAGATTGTAGAACCTGTTAGACGTTTAATACTGTTACGACAAAAGATAATTAACTGATCGCGGAAAACAGCTAGACCTGTAATGGTGTTGCCTACATTGATAACACCCCCACCATTAGCAGGACTAAAGTCATCATATGTAGATGGAGCAGTAAAGTACAAGTTATTGTCTTTGGCATAGAAGGTAGTTGTTTTATACACAGCTACATATTCTGCACCTAGTACATCTGCAGATGAAGTAATGGAGGTGGCTGTATTAGTTATATCATCAAAGACTACAGGATAGTTTACACTATCTACCATTAATACTTTATTGCCTGCTCCAAAGTTTAACTCTTCAAATCTAACTAGGCTTCCGTTAGCAGTCATAGTTAATATAGGTGTCCAACCACTACCTGAACTATGATATACTACACTTGATGCAGTGTTACTTCTTATAGCTACAACTTCACCATCACTTACTACTTTAACACCTAGCACTGGACCAGATCCTGGTACAATGTCGGTATCCCACTTTGTGTAGCCTTGTATTTTGGTATAACCACCCGCTTTGTCAGGCTCAAAGTTCTGCAGTACAGTAGCAGAACCTATAGCATTAGTACCATGTTGCAATGGTGAAAGGTTAGAGATCAACCCACCCTTAAACTCTATAGGGAATGTCTGCCACTGTGTTGCCATTAGAAAGAAACTCTTGTATCACGTAGGTATTCAGTACGGTTAATGTGAATACTACGTAATTGTTTAATGCCTTGTTCAAACTTATCAAATGCTAATTGTGCAGCTTGCATGTCACCACGGAATTGGTAAACGTTATACATAGCACCATCAACAATAACATAACGATATGGTTCAGGTAAGCTTGGTACGTCGTTATATCTGTCTAAGTCATAGCCTGAACGGTAATATTCATATACCAATTCGTATTGCTTATCGGGTTTAGGGTGAAAGATTAGCTCACGGCTTGGTGTACGTACTACGTATTGTGGTACTGCATTACTAGAGTTATACTCAGAATCAGCGTATTTGTCAAGGTATTCTTCGTAAGAAAGCACTTTTAACTTACGTGTATCTATATTTAATGTATCATCACGTTTAATACGGAAGCTATTCATGTTAATAGTTTTAGCATCGTAAGGGATACTATAACGTGCAACACCTACAGCTAGAACCTCATTCTCTTCAACGTGGTTCCAAGGCCACTCATACTCTTCCTGTTGGATGTGACGAATAGCTTGGTTGACTGCATCCTTAGCAAAGCTATAGTAACCTGTAGCTGTAGCAAAGTTAGCTGTAGTAAGTTCTACTTCATTAAGGCGACGGTTAACGTCATTCACTAGGCCAATGTAATCATATGACATTCTTACTTCTCCTTAATACGTAGGTAGATAGTACGTTCATACTGCAAGCCTTCGTTAGTAGTGATACGACAGGTTACGTTATAACGCACATTGTTTGTACCTAGACTAAACCGTGCAGTAGCCACAGTCTCTGTATTAGTACCAGTAACAAACTGAATGCCATTAATT